CAATAGTATCCTTCGGGATAGCTGAGCCATCCTGCTAGCGCATGCTCTCTGTTCTAACGGCGGGAAAAGGCGAGGCAATGCTGAGTCAAAGTTTCGCTTGGTGGCAAGCAAACCTGTAAGCCGAGTTATGTGTCCCCTTGGCCTTCCACCTGCGGTAAAATTTCCTGTTTTGCCGCAACGAAGGGAGGTCGCCAATGACAGCAATCGAAGCCCAAGCCCACGCTATCGCACTACTCAAAGACTACCTCACCGAGCTATCCTTATCAAACCAGGATCTTTCACCATCAACCCTCGCAAAATATAAACACTGCCTTCAGTACTTCTTATCCTGGCTGCAGGAACAGCCACTATCACCCGGGGCAGCAAAGCTCTTTCTCGGCGAGCTCCGGGAGCGAGGCTACAAGCCGAGAAGTGTTCAGCTCTACTACCATGCCATAAAGCCGTTCCTGGAATTTCACGGCATCCCGTTCAAACTCAAATTTAAGAAGCCGCGAGAGCTACCACGATACCACTCAACGCAGGACTTCAATTCGATCCTGGATATCGCCGCCAACCGGACCGATAACTGGGCAAAGCTTCGACACCGAGACCAGCTCATCCTCCTTATGTTAGCCTTTACCGGGGCGAGAGCGTCAGAGCTCCTGAGTCTTCGCCCTTGTGATATCTCCCGGGATTTTATCTTCATCAGGAAAGGCAAAGGCAGCAAGGACCGCTCCATCCCACTAGCCAAAATCCTCACCGGTCCGTTGAAGGACTATCTAACCCGGGAGAGCATTAAACCAACCGACAGGCTATTCCCTATTCAGCGGCGGCGCCTTCACACCATCGTCAAGCAATATGCCTCGGCTGCCGGCATTAACGACGTGAGTCCACACACCTTGAGACACTACTTTGCCACTACCCTGGTTGAGCGCGGAGCTCAGCTCAAAGCCGTTCAGGAATTGCTTGGCCACGCCGATATCTCCACCACAGCCGTCTATCTTGACCTTATCCCAAGCCATCTCAAGAGCTCAATCGCTCTGCTTGACGAAAGCGTAAGCGTAAGTAAAAGCGTAAGTGGAAGCTTAAGCTTAAGCAGCAATAACATAAAACTCAAAAGCAAGAAAGGGGGCCCAGCATGTGGCTTAAAGTCCAGGAAGGCGACACCGTCCAGGCCGTCATCGACTTCAGCTCCATTAAGACCATTGCCAAACATTGGACGGGGCAGCGAAGCGAGCTCTGCCTCGGCCAGGGATGCCCCTACTGCCTCGCAGGAAACCCCAAGCGCTGGAGATACCAAGCGAAGCTTATCATTGACGGCAAGCCCGCCGATTGGGAGTTCGGGGAGCAGGTGATGAGAGACCTCAGCTCCATACCCCACGACCAGAGCTATGCCCGCATAACGATTACCAGGCTGGGCGAGGGCAGGAAAACAGCCTACCAGATCGCACTGCAAAGCGAAGCGAAGCAGGGAAGCCAAGAGCAGCTGCCACCGATCGCTAATAAATACATCAGGGGGGAATATGGCCATCTCGTTAAACACTAAAAAGGACAAAGGTTGGCACATAAGGAACGTGGACCGGAAAGTCAGACGGCTGGCTAAAGCCGGCGCCGATTTAGCGGGAGTCGGTGTTGGCACATGGATAGCCCGAGCCATTCAGGAGAAGTTTGCCCGCGACGTAACGAACAGAACGGGGGAGTAATATCATGGCGGTTAAATTAAATTTGCTGAAGGTAGCCCTGGCAAACCAAAACTACGACCTTGCCGCTCATGCCCTGGTCTACGGCATGGTAAAGGTGAAAGCAGAAGAGAATGACAAAAAGAGGACCTCCAAAAGGCAACCAAAACGCTAGGAAACACGGCTTTTACAGCCGGGCACTAACCGAGGCAGAGAAGGTTGAGCTGGACGAGGCAACCTACGTCGAAGGCCTCGACCAGGAGATCGCCTTGCTCCGGGTAAAGCTCAGGGAGCTAGCCGAGAACCACCCCGACCGCATTGACCTGCACCTTGAGGCAGCCAATACCATAGCCCGCCTGGTACGGACCAGATATCAGATCACCGGCGAGCAAAAGCGGTCCCTGAAGGACGCCATCGCTAAGGTCCTGACAGAGGTAGCCGTTCCCCTGGGCATTACTGTAGCAACGAAAGCATTAACAAAATGAAGCTAAGACCATACCAGCTGGAAGTAGCAAAGGCGGTCATCGACAGCGTCCAGAACCGCAAAGGCTTGACCTTATCAGTGGAGATCGCCCGCCAGGGCGGTAAGAACGAGCTGTCAGCTCACCTTGAAGTCCTGCTATTAACTCTGCACATGGCCAAAGGCGGCAGCCTGGTTAAATGCTCACCGACATTCAAACCTCAAACGATCATATCTATGCAGAGGCTAAAGGAACGCCTTGACGAGTTCGGCTTCGGCGGCATCTATCGCACCGAGATGGGCTACATCATCATCCTGGGAGGAGCCAGGCAGATATTCCTGTCAGCCGACGAGTCGTCTTCCGTCGTAGGCCATACCGCCGACATCCTCCTGGAAGTGGACGAATCGCAGGACGTAGCCAAGGAGAAATACACCAAAGAGTTCCGACCGATGGGATCATCCACCAACGCTACAACGATTCACTACGGAACAACCTGGGACGACGCTACCCTGCTGGAGGAGATAAAGCAGACCAACATTGAGCTCGAGCGCAAGGACGGCATCAAGCGTCACTTCCGATATGATTGGCAAGAAGTATCCAGGTGCAATCCAGATTACAAGAGATACGTCCAGGGCGAGCGAGCCAGATTGGGGGAAGAGCATCCCCTCTTCAGAACCCAATACCTGCTGCTGCCCATCAGTGGAGGGGGAGGCTTCTTGACCCGTCAGCAGATCGTGACGATGATGGGTTCGAATCCCCGCCTCAAAGAGCCAGAGCCAGGCAAAGTCTACACCGCCGGCATAGACCTGGCGGGGGAGAGGGAGCAGACCAAAGAGGCAGCCCTAGCAGCAGCCAGGCAAAAGCTTGATTCAACAGTGATCACCATCGCAGAGATAGACACCACCCGCACCGAGCCATCCCTCCAGGTGGCCGAGCATTATCAGTGGACAGGCATGCCGCACAGCCAGGTCTACAGCCAGACGGTGGATATCCTGAAGAAGTGGAATTGCCGCAGAGTCACCGTTGATGCTACCGGTATCGGACAGCCCGTCGCCAGCTTCTTAAGAAAGGAGCTCGGCAGCCGCATACAACCGTTCACATTCACGCAGAAGAGCAAGTCAGACATGGCCTTTGAAGTGTTGGCGTTCGTCAACAGCTCCAGGTTGAAACTCTACAAGCAAGATGGCAGCAACGAGTATAAAGAACTCATGTTCCAGCTAGAGAAAGCCCGGCAGCAATTCCGTCCCAACCAGACGATGAATTTCTACGTCGACCCAACAGAGGGACACGACGACTATTTAATGAGCCTTGCCCTGCTAGTAGAGGGGGCAAAAGATTTTATTCCACGAGTAGCCAAGGGAGGCCAACGAGATGAATGAATTCAATCCTTCACAGTTAGCCCGATTAGACACCAACAGGCTGGCGGACTACACCAACAACCTCAACTTCTACAACGGCAGCCAGTGGGAGAAGCAGGGCAGGCATCGCCAGCTGGTATTTAACTATGCCAAGGTGGCCATCGATAAGGTCACCAGCTATCTAATGCAGGGGCTGACCTTCGCCTGCTACCCCACCGAGAACACCGACGAGCTCAAGGAGAAGGTGGTCCACGCAGAGCACCTGCTCCAGGACGTTTACGAATCCAACAACCTGCAGCAGCTCGATTGGGAGACCGAGATAGATACCGCTATCCTGGGCGACGGATGCTATAAGGTCATCTGGGACCCGGACCAGAAGCGCATCAAGATAACCGCCCCCGATATCCGGGGCATTTACGCCTGGTGGCTTGGCGACGACCTGAGCAAAGTGTGGAGAGTAGCCTCCAGGTATAAGCTCACTAAGGCCGAGGCCGACCTGCTTTATGGCGCCACAAAAGCGGCCACTGTCACCGAGCTGTGGACCAGCAAGGACTTCGAGCTTTTCCTGGATAACGAGAGGATCCAGTCAAAGCCGAACCCATACGGCTTCATCCCGTTCATCATCTTCCCCAACCTCAGGGAGCCAAAGCAGTTTTGGGGGACCTCCGATATCCCGTCAATCAAGCAGCCGCAGCGGGAGCTCAACCGGGCAGTCAGCCAGCTCTCGAGAATACTCGAGCTGTCAGGCAATCCCATCGCTGTGCTGGAGAACGTCGGTGAATCAGAAGATATCCAGGTCCAGCCGGGAGCAGTATGGACCATACCCGAGGATGCCAAAGCCTACCTGTTAGACCTACTCCAGGGCGGAGGCATCAGGCTGCATATCGATTACATCGACATGATCTACCGCTGCCTTCACGATATCTCCGAGACGCCTCGAGCAGCCTACGGCGGCACCGAGAGGGACCTGTCAGGTGCAGCCATGCAGATTGAGCTCGGGAGTTTAATTCAGAAGGTGACCAGGAAAAGGACCATCAGGACAAACGCCTATCACCAGAGGACCGAGATGATATTGAAGCTAGCCAAGAAATACCTGGCAGCGAACCTTGACGGTATTACCCACCGTGTTGTGTGGGGGGAGATCCTTCCCCAGGATACCCAGCGTCAGGCTCAGAACGAGCAGCTCCTCGTCCAGGCCGGAGTCCATTCACGCAGGACGGCTATGGACGAGATGGGAATTATCGACCCCGACGAGGAGTTCACCAGGTGGCTTGAGGAGAGGGAGAAGATCCTGCAGATGAACCAGGAGTTTAGGGCAGCGTCCACTCGTGGCGGAGCGAGAGAGAGAGCGGTTGCCGCGGAGATGGAAGTGCCTGAGTAATAGCTCAATAGCAAGGAGGAATTTATGGCAGAAGCCAACAACAAGGAAGACCAGAAAGTAAACGAAGCCCCGGAGGACCAGGACAAAGTCTCCACCCCCGACGAGCTCGACGCCGTGAAGGCTCAGCTCGAGGAGGAGCAGAAGGCTAAGACCGCCCTCGAGCAGGCCATGGCCGGGAAGGACGCCAGGCTCGCCGAGCTCGAAACGGCGCTAAGCGAAGCGAAGCAGGGAAGCGAAGCATCCACTGCTGAGCTCGCATCGGTGAAGGAAGCCAGGGACCAGGCCGTCTCCAAGTACCTCGGCATGGCCAAGGCCTCCAATCCTCAGGTCCCTGAGGACATGATCTCAGGCGAGACCATCGAGGAGATCGACGCCTCAGTCGACAAAGGCAAAGGCCTTGTCTCAGCGGTCAAGAAGACCCTGGAGTCGGAAACTGCGGCAGCCAAAGTCCCTGCAGGAGCTCCGACCAGGGGAGAAACGACCGAAGGCATGTCCAATAAGGAGATGATCGCCGCTGGACTTCGACAAAAAGGAGGTAGTTAATTATGTCGATAAGCTTAGACGAAGCATCTAAACTCTCTACTGATATCCTTCTCAAAGGAATCATCGAGACCATTATCAAGGACAGCCCCATTCTGCAGGAGCTGCCCTTCATTCAGATCGTGGGCAACAGTCTCAAGTATAACCGTGAGAAGACCTTGCCCGGCGTAGGGTGGTATGCGCCTGTTACCGGTACATGGACTCAGTCCGAGCCCGAGTTCGAGCAGGTGACCGCTACCCTCCAGATCCTTGGCGGAGACGCCGACGTCGATAACTTCCTCAAGTCAACCAGGAGTAACATCCAGGACCTCGAGGTCGCCGTCATCGAGCAGAAGGCCAAGGCGGTCCAGCACGAGTTCGAGAACGCCTTCCTGAACGCGGACGGCACATCGAACCAGCCGTCAGGTCTGTATAAGCTTCTCCAGGATACCGCTTGGGTGGCCGATACCGTCACAGAGGTAGGCGATATCGTTGTCCCCACCGAAGGCCTCGAGAACGGCTTCCGGTATGAGTGCACGGCGTCAGCCGGCGATAAAAAGACTCATGCCACTACCGAGCCTACCTGGCCTACCCAGGTGGGAGCCACCGTTGTTGACGACCAGGTGACGTGGACCTGCATCTACGGCCACTGGTTGGGAACAGGAGCCAATGGCGCCACGTTGACCCTCGACAACCTGGATAAGCTCATTGACCTTGTCAGGGGCGGCAAGCCCGACATGCTGTTGATGAGCAAGCGGAGCCGAAGGAAGGTCCAGTCCCTCATCAGAGCCTCTGGTACCGTCCTTGAGACCCGACCAGGGATGTTCATGGAGCAGATCCAGCTCTATAACGGCATCCCGATCCGGGTCAACGACTGGGTGAAGGACAACTACACCGTCGGCACGTCGGACGACTGCACGGCTATCTTCGCCTTCCAGATGGGCGAGGGCGGCGTGTGTGGATTATCCAGCCCCGAGATGCTCCAGGTGGAACGGCTTGGATCACTGGAGACCAAGGACGCCACCAGGACCAGGGTGAAGTGGTATGTGTCGCTGGCCCTCTTTTCCACCGTGAAAGCGGCCATGCTGACGGGGGTGAGAGGCTGACAAAAGCTTGCCAGAATTGCCTGGCAAGGCCACATTTTAACCTCCCGCCTCAGGGGAGGGGGACCGTCACCTCCCCCTCCCCCTAAATGACACTTTTACACATTGTGTAAAGGAGGGCATGAGATTATGGATCTAGCAACAATGAGAGCCAGAGTCCGGGAGGACCTGCAGGACGAAGATGATGCTAACTACCGCTGGACCAACGACCAGGTGGACGGAGCCATCGAGAGAGTGGTCAGGGAGTTCTCGATAGTGTCCCCCATACAGCAGCAGGACGATATCGCTACCTCCGAGAGCTCAAGGGACATCGATATCTCCAGCCTGTCAGGCCTCATCGGGGTGGAGTCCGTTGAGTTCCCTATCGGCCAGAACCCCACTTACTACCAGAAGTTCCGAATCTGGCAGGATACCATCCAGATGAGCGACGAAGGCGACGGCACAGATGCCCGGGTAAGGTGGTATAAGGAGCATACCCTTGCCGAGTCGTCGACTATCCCCAGCCAGTTCGAGGAGATCATCGTCCTGGGAGCGACCGGATATCTTGCAACATCAGCATCAGTCTATACCGTTGACAAAGCTACCATCGCCGGCAAGTGGGCCACCATCAACTTCCTGAAGTGGGGGAAAGAGAGGCTTGACCGCTACGAGAAGAAGCTGAAAGCCCTCCAGAGCCGTGTCATCACCAGGGAGCTCTACACCGAATGAACATTGAACGTAGCACCTAGAACGTAGAACATGTTAGAGCTCGGCCTCCTGAAGACCTGGAACAGCGGGACCCACAAGGCGGGTGTGCAGCTCGTCGGCTCGCTGACAACCTACCTGGATGATATCTCCGTTGCTACAAACATCGCACCGGAGGCGATGAGCATCGGCAACTACGTCCTGGTAGCCATACCAGGGGGAAACCCCAGGGACGCTTGCGTCGTGGCTTCCTGGCCAGCAGGTAGCTCAGGCACAGCCAGCATCACCTTCGTCATCGATGGCGGCGGCGAGGCCATCACCACAGGGGAAAAAGGTCACCTGGAAATACCATTCGCCTGCACCATCAAACAGGTAACGATGGAGGCCGACCAATCAGGCTCAATCGTTGTGGATATCTGGAAGGACACCTACGCCAACTTTCCGCCAACCGATGCTGACTCGATAACGGCGTCAGCTCCTCCGACGATATCCGCAAGCCAGAAGTCTCAGGATTCCACCCTTACGGGTTGGACAAAGTCCATATCCTCGGGTGACATCCTGGCTTTTAACGTCGATTCATGCACCACGATTACCAGGGTGACAATATCGCTGAAGGTAGAAAGGAGCTAACAAGGAGGAACTAATGAGCAAAGACATCACAAAAGAAGGACTTCCCAAAGAAGCCTTCGCCATCGTCGGTGACCCCGACGACCCGGAGACCTGGAAGCTGCCACATCATACTAAGGAGATCTTCCGCGCCCTCAGGGGCAGGCTCGATATCGAGAAGACCGTTGACTGGGACAGAATGCCGGCAGCGGTGGCAGCCCTCAGTAAAGGCGGGTACAGGGGGGAGAGAGTGCAGGCCGACCCCGAGGACATCATAAAGGCAGCCAGGCATTTAGCCCGTCATTACCAGAAGGCCGATAAGCCGGTCCCCGATACCCTGGGAGCTCTGATATAAACGGCATCGAAAAGGGCTAAAGATGACGAATACTACGGAAGAGGACTCAAAAGCCCATTCTCGCACGTTTTTTAAGGGTATTGTGCCTAAGGAGCTACTCAGTACACCAGAGGAATGGCATGCCTTCCTCATCGGCTTCTTCGAGATCCTGTGCCCCTGGCCGGCACGATATAAGATGTCAGCAGACTATTACAAGGATGTCATAGACAACGAGCATCACTATTACCTGGCAGGCAGAGCCTCCGGCGTCATTGCCTGGCTCGCCCTCGCCAAACTAATCCAGGTGGTGTTCTGGTGACACTATATGTTGAAAGGAATTTTTACGATCCTGGAAACTGACCCACAAGATGTAGAATGAAGGATTTGTCAGCAACCCTGGAAGCAAGCCAGAAGAAACCCGACCGCCTTCCTTACGTGGAGGCGAAGGTCTACGACTTCGAGCAGGGCATCAAGAGGCTGTCCTGGGAAAGACTCTATGACGGCAGCGAGGCCGACAACCACCATGGCATCGCCTTCGACGGCCAGGGCTCAATGCACCGCATCAGGGCGGATTCCAGTAATAAGCTTTACCACCAGAAGGTCACCAGCCCCGATGATCAGTCGGACTATTCCCAGTGGACGCAGCTAGCTGCGGATTGCCAGGGTCCGTGTGCTATCGCCGCCCATGGGGCGAAGGTCTACATCTTCTACAGGACCACGGCAAACGTCCTGTGGAAGTACTACAGCCATGATTATGGCCAGAGCTGGAACAACGCCCAGCTCGTGGACTATGCCGATGTCCTGTCTATGGCAGCCACGTGGTGGGGAACGGGAAACATCGTCGTCTGCTTCTGTTGCAGGGCAGCCGAGCTCAACGCTATCGTCCTGGATTCCTCAGACCAGGAGACCAGCCAGCACACCCATAGCGAGCCTCAGAACCACCCTTTGACAACCACCTATGGCATCGGAGCTTCTTATACCCCAAACCACATCGACGTTGTCTTTGCTGCTAAGG